CTTTCATCATTTACATCATTCCAGAACATTTCATAAGGATTGCCCAAGTAAAAAACAGTTCCATTATCAGAACGAGTATGATAATGTCCTGAGAAAACAAGTTTGAATTTATCAAAAACTTTACTTTCTAATCCGTGCTCCATCACAAGTTGTTTATTGACTCTAAATCCTTGAAGTTCAAGGTGTCCCATTGCACATTTAGATGATGACTTTTGAATGAGTTTTAGAGTCTTTTCTTCATTCTCTTGATTGATCCAAGGTATAAAAAGAACATTCAATTTATCAAGTTTAACTTCTATTGGTTCAGAATATACAGTTACATTGTCATACTCACGAAGCAATAAATCAACAGCATTCACTTCATTAGTGTTTTTATAGTAACTATCATGATTGCCAACAATTAAATGTAACTTGATACCTCTTTGCTTTATGGGATCAAAAATATTATCTTTAGCCCAAGATAGGGCAGAAAAATCAATACCTTTACGACTATCAAAAGCGTCTCCCATATGAACAATTGTTTTAATCCCTTCGTTATCTATTGTTGGAAAAAAAACATCATCATAGAATTTTTTAAAATAATCATGAAAAAGTTTTGAATTTTTACGAGCACCATAATGAGTGTCTGTAATAATGGCGACTTTCATTCAGTAACGAAGTTTGGAGTGAATATTATCCTTAATAGAATTATAGTCGCTGTAGTTGCTTCCGTCAAGGCTGTTATCGTCAAATACTTCAGAAAATCCAGACCTTTCAAGAATTTTGTTTTTGATTTCTAGCTGGCGCTTCTCTCTTTGAATACGACGAAGGAAAGCATAGTGAATAATTTGAGTGAAGTATGCAAAAGGATTTTGAGACTTCTCTGGATTGAAGTTATGAATATACTGAACACAATTTTCAATACCATCAGAAATCATATCTTCCTTGAACATATAGTTCACGAAGTTTGGCTTGAAGGATAAGTGATTAGCAATCTTCAGAAAACACTCTCCAATGTAGCGTGGAATGGGAGGCTTTGGTTTTCCTTGAATCTCTGCAATTTCTTTATCTTCACGATATTTAATTAAAGCGGCAAGAAACTCTTTATTGTTAACGTAATGCTCTGACCTTTTTCTCTTGGTCATAATTGCTGTGGTTATCATAAATTCTTATCATTATTATGTAGATATTATAACACTTTCATATGTGCTTGACAAGGTGTTCGAAAGTGTGTACAATAACCTTTGTCAGGGTTAAAAGGATTGTATTAGCTACCTTTAAAGATCTTTTCTAATATTTCTTTAGCATCATTAACATTTGCCAAATATCCCATTCTACGATTAATTTTTGAGTTATTTCCCTCTTTCTTTGATTGGCGGAGATAATTTTGATAAACTACAATCATTTCAATATCAGAAGATTCTGTCATTGTAAGTACATCTTCTAACTTTATGATAAATAAGTCTTCACTTGTTGTCTTTAACCAAGGCTCTAATTTGTATCCAATAACTCCAAATTTATTGCTTTTAACTTCAGATATAATTACAGGATTTGAAACAATTAGCATAGTTCTATCTTCTTCTTCAGAAGCTGCTACTTTTGCAAAGATTTCCTCTCCTGTTTTTAATTTAACTGTTGCATAAAAATCTTCTTCTATCATTGCTTTAGTTGAATTGTAATTATTTCATAATTGAAATTTTCTTCATTATAGATTTTGATTCTTTCAATGAGATGATTTAAAGTATAATTTTTTCTTGACTTATATGAACAATCATCAGCAATATCATATAAAGTTGCTTTTACTTTGTCTTTTCCTTTTCTAAGAACTCGTCCAATACTTTGAAGATTACGGACTCTTGATTTACTTGGAGAGGCAAAGATAACATTATGGAGGTTTTTAATGTTGATACCAGTAGAAAAAGTTCCATAAGAAGCAACAATGATTGCATTATTTTCTCTTTCAGTAATCTCTCTAACTAATTCTCTTTCTTCAGCATCAACACCGCCGTGTACAAAAAATACTTTACGGTCATCTCGCTTATTTTTATTTATATTTTCATAGAGTATTGCTCCGTGTGCTTCTACTCTGGAAAAAAGAATCAAAGTATTTCCTTTTAGATCTAAAGCAAGATTTTGAATGAATTTGTTTCTTTTTTCATGAGATATTAAATATTGAATCTCATCTTCATAAGTTTCAAATCTTTGTGGTGAATGTTTAAGTACAAGGCAACGAATATCAAGTTGAGACAAGTGTCCCTGCCTCATCAACTCATCTGTTTTTGTAACTTTATATGATGGACCAAATAATCCTTCAAGAACCCACTTATGAGTTTGTGTTCCATCTAAAGTTCCAGTAAAACCAAAACGATATTTTGCGTGATGAAGTTTAGTCATAATTTGTATTAGTGACTTACTCTTGAATAAATGTGCTTCATCGCCTATAATGACACCATACTCTTCAAAAAATGAACGTTCCAGTTTATAGATTGATTGCCAAGTCGTAATTGTAACTGGGTATTCATTTGTTCTTTCTCTCCCTGAATAAATTCGGTGGCAATATGTCTCAGCATCCCAACCATAATCCTGAAAATCTTTATACATTTGTTCTACCAAGCTTGTCGTGGGAACAACTAAAAGTATTTTTTCGTTCCTATCAACATAGTATCGCACTAACGAATAAATCATCAGAGATTTGCCTGATGCAGTGGGACTTATCAATAGCTTTCGATTATGTCTTAGAGCATCGTATACTCCCTCTACTTGATATGAACGAGGAGTATGAACGCAAATAGATTGCATATAACCTTTAACACCCTCTAGAGATATTTCTTCATTAATCTCAAAAGGTTGTCCGTAGAATTTATTCTCTTCAAACTCATAAGTATAATTATATTGCTTACAAAAAGAAACAATTTTGTCTAACAATCCAACATAGATTTGTTTGGATCTCATATCATATAAATGAATTTCTCCATTCCAATTTCTGCCACGATATTGTGGCATAAATTTTGCATTTGGAACATCAAATTTAAAGTGATCTCTCAACTCATATTCAATATGAGGTTCTGTTTTAATTTTAAGAAATACTTCGTTTGATTTTGATATTACAAGATTTGCTGCTTTATCACTCACATATCTTCATTCATCTGTAAATATTTATTTACCCCAGTCCAGCATTAAATCTCATAAATTCAATTGAATTTTTAATTTGATATGTTCTGTTTTGTATCATTTTAAGAATGCTTTCAATGTAAGTAAGCATTGTATCGTAGTAGTCTATTTTTAAACACACAGATGAAAGTTTTTCATCTGCATCAAGATACTTTTGCATAGTATCTTTATCACGGATCTTTTTGGGAAAAGGATTTTCTACATAAACTTCTGGATCTGATTTTCCAGAATAATATTCATAACGTTCGTGTCGAATATTTCTTTTTTGTTGCTCTGCTTTTTTTCTCAAAAGAAAAATTGTATTATATAAATCAAAATATTTTGCGTGAAGAACTGGGATATTCAAAGATTCGGTATGTAAATTATCCGGATCTATTTTTGAATCTTTTTCCCACATTTCTTGAATTTTATCAAGATCAATGCTCATAGTGGATTTCCACTCAAATCAAGTATATTGTAGATAGTATACTTGAAACTTACGTCTGCTGTAAAGTACTGAATGTCTGTTTGAGTTGCATCAAATATAAGAGTGCTCAAACTATATGGAAATAGATCATTAAATTTGATTTGAAAGTTTGCAATCTGACTACTTTTTAAAATTTGTAAAGTTCCATCAGAATAAATGTTCAAACCTTTTTGTACATAATTTGCCCCACCATATGCATCAGAATTGTTCAAATCTGAAAATTGACTTAATTTTTCTGGATAACCTAGTCCACGAATCCAATTTTGAATAGTATTATAATTTTCTAAATTTTCATCAACTAAGAATCTTAAAGTTAAATCACCAAAAGAAATTTTATCTCCAGGAATATCAATATCTTTTAGGTATGTTGATTGATTTGCGATGCCTAAAGTAATATCTGGAATATTTGCTTCATTACAAAAAAATGATATTTTTGGAAATCTTGTTAATGCAAACTTAAACCCTGTTGGTGATAAGAAATTTCTATTTTCTATCTGAGAATCTCTAGACATTTTTTTAAATATTTAGATAAAAAAAGAGGGTCTTTTAGACCCTCTAAAGATTTAATGTGAATAAGAATCACATTAAGTTCTTAACAGCAACTCTACGATAGTAGCGGTTTGCGTCAAGGCGAAGTCTACCTAGACCCTGAGTAGTTCCTTCCGCAAATGGGTTAGCAACAAGACCGTAACGGGTCTTAAAGCCAATCTTTGGTTGGAAGGAGTTCTCACCAACGGCACGAACCATTTGGAGAGGAACATAAGGGCAGTAGAAAAGTCCAGCGTCATAAGGTGAAGAACCCTTGTAACCAACAACATAGTACTGATTGCCAGGAGTTCCATTAGCGGAAGTCAGGTTAGCAGCATATGGGTCAATATAAACGCGGAATTTGCCCATTAGAGTACCAGCAAAAGTATTGCCAGTATCGTCAACTGAAAGGTTTGCATTGAGTGCTGGGGTGTAATCGAGGACACCAGCCATTGTCAGTGCTGAAGCAACGTCAGCGGAGCAAAGGATAATGTTGCCTTTCCCGCGACGAGTTCTCTGAGCAATTGCGTTCGCATCTCTTTCGATTTGGAACAGCAGACCCTTGAACTTCTCAACACTCCAACGTCCGTTTGAATCGATATCGAGGTCGAAGATTCCAGGAGTTGCAACGTTTTGAACAGCACCTTGCTCAGCAACCTTATAAATGGTTCTGATAACTTCACGGTTGATTTCAGCAAGAATCTCAGTTGAAAGAATGTTTGCTAATTCCGCTTCTGCATTTAAACCGTGGATTGCCTTGAGGTCCTGAGCAAGCTCAAGTGAGTACTCAGCCTTCAGAGCACGTGACTTTGCAGTAACAGTGACTTTCTCGATCGAGAATGCCATCTGATTGAAGG